AAATGTGCCTACAGTGGAAGTGGTAAACGTAGGTGTTCCAACAGGTGCAGAAATGTCAAAGTCCACATTCAGCCCAAGTAAAATACCAACATTAGAAGTGTCTACCGAGATGATAGGGCGTGCCATTTCAAAATACTTGATACTAGACGTACCCATAGAAGAAAAAGCTTGTAAGGCTTCGCCAGAGATAGCTACACCGTTATCCGATGTACCGACTAAAGCTTTATATACCCCGTTGGTCGTACCAAAATACAACTGGTCATTGAGTATCTCAAAACATGCAGCGTCCCATCCTGTAAAGTTACACCAGCCTTTGGTCAAAGTATTCATGACGTATTGTTGTGAACCGCCCACAACGGGTATATTCATCATCAATAGGTTTTCTTTGGATACGATGGTGGTTTCCCAGCCAAAATTGGCACTATAAGCCGTTACCGCATCGGTAATAGAAGGCTGTATCTTGTCCGTAACACTGGGCTGTTTGTAAGCTCTTGAGGAACTTAACGCAGCACTCATAAGTTGCAAGCCGTCCTGGTTGATAATTATGAGGTCAGATGCAAATTTAGCCATACACCTTCTGCCAATAGGCGAACCTACTTGGTATATTCCTACTAATGCCCATGTCGCTGCGGTAGCGGGGTCTGTGCCCTTATAAACTGCAACCTCTCCCTCGCTGGTAATGAATACCGCGTAATCATCTACACCTTGCCCACTGTCCAATGTCCAGTCGCCCATTGCCATGAGATAACCGCCTCTAGCAAATAAACTAGACAGGTCTAACACACTGGCTGCACCGCCTATCGAAGCGGTGGGCATAAACCATGCGCGTAAACTGTTGTTTTCAACAAACCATAATCTATTCTTAAACACCGTCACATTGATTAGGTTAGTCGTTGTTACCCCTGTAATCGCTGGGGTTGATACTGCGGTGATGCTCGTCCATGTAGCGCCGTCATACAGTAGCGGCGCATCTACGCCATTCACGGCATATAAATAATAACCGCCAGACGTTGGGTAATTCACATACTGCCAGCGCGAGTTACTTTTACCTGTGACTACTGGCGCACCTAAAGCCCCTGTATTGGTCACGTCATAAATAGAACCGCCTACTATGGCGAATAATTTAGAGCTCGAGCCATTGTTATAGGCCATCAAAGTCTCTACGCGTCCGGTAATTCCAGTAATCCATAAGGAGTTACCTTTACGCAAAGCGACACTCGACGAAGTGGGAATGAAGTTCTGTAGGATGACCGCGTAGTGCTCATCCATCAAGGCAATTGAATCGAGCGTATTCCAGCCTTTGGTTGGTGCTGGCACAGAGTAAGTCCTGCTAATCCTGCGTTTTACTGTTGCTTGCCTCATCCTGGAAAATTCCCATCCTGGATGTAAAGGTTAGGAAGGTTATAATTCATGCGTGACATTGCTAGTATTGGTTTAGGCGTATCACGCGCGATTGCTTGATTTACCCTATCTTCATACTCGATTTTATTCTCGCTGTAATCCAGACCTTTTACTTGCTTCCAGCGATACAACAATCCGAGTTTAAGTAATTCTTCATTGATTAAACTGGTTTGCGTGTCTGCGGTGAATTCTACATAGTTCAAGCTGCCATCCGTTACCCATGCGCGAGTAGCATATTCAAATGCACATGAATTGCCTGCTGTTGGTACAGGTACAAATTCGATATTACCGTTCTGAATTCTGTATTGTGAGTAAGGGCCAGTCGAGAACCAGCCTTTTTGCATTTGCCATTGTTGCGGAGTCAGTGGACCAAAGATAGGGCGACGATTTGACCTGTCCCATATCGTGTTATTCAGGATATAGCGATAGTTAGGTGCTACCGCTTCGACTGTCGTTTGTATCTCGGTTGCTACTGTGGTGAAGGTAGCTTGTAGCTGTAGTGCTTGCCAGCCTTCTGCTGGTCGGTCACGTAACGCTTTACCTTCTTTGTTGAGTAAGGCGAACATCTGTGTGATTTGCGGGTCGGCTGAAGTCGCTACTGCATTAGGTACATTGATGCCTAACTCTTGGCATACGCTTTGAACAATCGTTAGGCAAGTCATGTATTATCCTTTTGATTTCACGTGCAATGTGCCTTTGTTTTGGCTTTCAACCATTGCTGCGAGGTCTTTAATTTGTTGTTTAAGGTCTGCCATTTCAGAGGCGTTACGCTCTAATTCAAGCGCTTGCTTCTGTGCTAATGCGCTGTCTTGTGCTAATGCCAGATAAGCTTTAGCTGCGGTTCTATCCGCTTGTGCGCCCATGCCTACTTTGGCAAACACCGCGTCCGTCATGTTGGCAATCTGCTCAACGGTCTGGAAGTTTAACGCTTTGTAGTTGGCTGCTTGAGCGCGTGTCAATCTTGCCCATTCTTCTACAGGCATACCTTCTGTAGAAGGTTCTAAGCCTTGTTTGTACTGTGCAAACAAATTGGCGTATTGGTGTTTGTCTTTATCCGTGGCGGGTCGGACAATTACGTTCGTCATATCGCCAGGAATCATAATCTCGATGAAATCCATGTCCTCGAATACTGGACGGCCTTCAATCTCGCTCTGGTAGCCTAATTGGTGTTTGTCTTGGTAGAATCTTACGGTTTCGTATTGCATGATATGTGTCCTTTATATGAAGTCCAAAAGAACCCGCACCAGTCAGTGGACTAACTGATTTTTGCTTATAAGGCTAGATGCGGGGTACATCGTTATGCGCTTAAATTAGTTACCCAGTTAGTGCCTGATACACCGAACAGAATCACCGTTTTACCAGCACCCACTGAAAAACCACCAGTAGTTACGGTTAAAGCATTGATTTGTCCTGATGCAAAAGGATAAACGAGCAAAGCATTCGCGCCTTGATTTGATACTACGACTGATGCACCTACTTCGGCTGGCATTAACTTAACGCCTGTGCCTGATGCGGTTGTTGTTACATTGTTGATAATCGCGCTAAGTGCTAACGCGTCTGCATTGGTTGTGCCTGCTGCGGTTAAGGTATTGTCCACATTGCCACAAACTGTATTTGCTGCCAGTGGTGATAAGCCTGAACCCATGAGGCGACTTGGAATAGCCATGTTATTCCCCTATTAAACTGACGCTTTGCCAAACCAGGATTGGTCGCCTGATACTAGCGCGAATGCTGGTGAAGTGTATGCGCCGCCTGATGCTGTTACCAAGAAGGTAGAGGCATTGACTGTGCAAACTGCTGTTGATGCTGGAATGGATGCGTTAGCCTGTGCGTAGACGTATAACTTACCGTCTGAGCCTAAAACCTCTGAACCTAACTTAGCTGCTGGGCGTTGTGCGCCTGATGCTAAATCTGCTGTTGGAACGTATCCTACTAAATCCACACCCAGCTTAGGGGTGTCGGTAAATGGTGTTGCCATAATAAAACTCCTTTAAATTTGTTAAGCTATTGATTATTAAAAATAATCAACCTTTTAATACGCCGCTGAATTGGATGCCTGAGCTTGTTAAGTTACCAGCCCAACCAATAAGTTTTACTACCGCGTCTTGGTTGACTGACATACGGTCGCCGCCAATCGGCACCATGTTACGGTCTTTGTGAGGGCGTAAGAAGATGTAGTTAGTGTTCAGCATGTACATACGGTTTGCACCGATGGCACCGCCGATACCGCCATCCAATACGATGTCCATCGCGTTACCAGCACCCAAGTATTTCAATGACGTAAAGCCTAAGCCTGTCATTTCTTCTGATGCTACACGTTGGATAGATTGCATTGACTCTAGGAATAAGCGGTAGTAGTTAGTGTCAGCCACACCAATATCTGCTGAATCGTTGCCACGTACCAATTGCAATGCAACACGGTTCATGTATGACTGGATATTAGCTGATGTTGCTGCTGCACCGCCATCTGTCGCGCTTGAGAATGCTATGTTGCGCCAAAATGACCACGTGGCACGGTTGATACCACCGTAAGTACCTGTCGATGGTGTGTCAGAGATAGCTGCTTGTAAGCCTGTCAAGTTCTTGCCTGAGTTACCAGTACCGTCACCGTAGAGACCTGTTGAAAGTGTGTTCATCATTTGCTTTTCAGCAATCATGACACGCGCTTCCAGTAAGTCGATAATGGCTTCTTTACCACTGTTTTGTAACTGCTCTAGACCG